ATGCGTCATCGAACCTAGAGGTGGGTTCAGCCAACCTATTTGTGGATACAGAAACCTCTAGGATTGGTGTAAATACTAGGTCCCCCGCAGCAAACCTCCACGTTGAGGGGAATGTCTATGCGTCTTCAAACCTGGAGGTGGGTGGCCAAATCATTATGGGTGATCATATGATTCCTTCATTAAATGAAGAATATGATATAGGATCTGCCACTAGAAAAATTCGACACTTATATCTCAGTGATAACTCTTTATATGTGGGGGGGGCGCAGATCGGGGCAGACGTTAATGGAACCATCACGGTGACAAACGGAATTGCTGGTATCCGGGCTGAGGATGTTCCAGATCTCGATGCATCCAAAATCACCGGGGGGACACTAGATGCTGCGCGTGTTCCAAGTCTCGGTGCATCCGACAATACCGGTGGTGAGATCGTCAGGAGAGACGGTAGTGGTAATTTCAGTGCAGGAACAATTACCGCCACCCTCAGTGGAAATTCAACGACCACGAGTGATGGTGTCTCCACCAATACCGCTAATAAGATTGTCAGGAGAAACGCGTCGGGGGATATATCTATACGAAACCTTTCCGCGCATTATGCAGAGTTTGATGCATCTTCACCGACGTCAATCACCCTGGGCGTTCATAGCGTAATTAGGGCCGTCGAAGGGGTGACGAGAGACAGAACCGGATCGAGTTACTACAGCGGCAGCGACCTTCATACATGTGCCAAATTCAATCAGTCAGTAGTGTTCAAATCACTGGTTTTCGTTGAATCAGATAGGCGTATAAAAGAAGAAATAACGACTATGGACCAAAAACATTCACTAGATGTGATTGAAAAACTTAGACCGGTTTCTTATAAACTAATGAAAAACGGGGCGTTAGCATTAGGGTATATAGGTCAAGAAATTTCTGATATTATATCACCCGCTGTAAATTGTAAAAGTATTGAACCCATCGGAAACATACGCATTCATGGAGTTGTTACCAAAAACAAGTCGATAACCGATAACGAGGGACGTGAATGTGTTTCTCTGGTTATTGAACTAGAAAAGTCTTTACAGGAAGAAATAAAAAATAAAAAAGATATACTTTTTGGAGTTGGAATTCAATTAATGGATGGTCGTACCCGTAATCTTTATTATGACCCCAAATTATGTGATGATCCAACAGATATGTCGATCGAATTATTGGATTATACTAAAGATAAACAATTGGATAAAGATACAAGAATTCTAGTATTCGGCGAAATTGTAACCGATTTTTGTATAATAGATTATAACAAAGTGTTTGTAGTAGTTTCATCCGCAGTTAAAGAGTTAAATGACATACGGAAAGAAGATAGAAGTCGTATAGAAACATTAGAAAATCAGGTTTCACAATTATTAGCTCGTGTCGAAGCTTTAGAATCCAAATAATTATTTTCATAAATTTCTAAAATGTCACGTACGATAGCACTCCTTTCTATATCTTTGTGATTAAATATTGTACATTGAATACGTTTATATTCTTTGTCTTTGATTCGTTCATAAATATCTTTCAACCCATTATCTTCATATTTTCTATCATGTTGTTTAAGATCTCCTGTTACGATCATTTTACTTCCTTCGCCTATACGTGTCAACAGCATTTTCATTTGATTTGGTGTTGAATTCTGCATTTCATCTGCGATTATAAACGCATCTTTGAATGTTCTTCCTCTCATATAGGCCAAGGGACAAATTTCTATAATCTTTTCCTTCAACATCCATTGAATATCAGTTTGACTGTAGTATTCAGAAAAAAAATCCATAATGGGACGAGTCCATGGATCCATTTTCTCTTCGAGTGTGCCCGGAAGGTAGCCTATATCTTCTTCTACTGATACAACGGGGCGTGTCATAACTATTTTTTTATACGTTTTATCATTGTAACCGTGTATAGCTGCACAACATGCGAGTATAGTTTTACCTGTACCAGCGGGTCCAATCGCAAAAATCATTTGTTTATTGAGACTGTATAAAGCTCTGTTATAGTCTTTTTGATTATCATTTTTTGGAATTATGGTTGGATACACCTCGTCTAAATCCATATCTTCTTCAAAATAGCCTTCGGTTTCACATGATGATGAGAGAGAATATTTAACATGACGACCCTTTTTTCCTCCCATACCTTTTACGCAGAAGTTCCAAATGAGAATTTTTTAGGGTTTTCCTCTGGAGGTTTATCGGGCAACTTTTGAACATTGTGATTGAGAGTGTCAATTTTTTTAAGAAGTTTCTCAAGTGCCATAAGTATCTGCAATTCTCTATCTTTTGGTTTTTCTTTTACATTTTGTGTAGTGACTTCAAGAACCATATACCATTTAGCATCTGGTTGAAGTGGGACATAGTCACCATCATCTTGTTGTTCACGTATCTCAAAATTTAATTTTTTTATTGATATTGGATTGAAATAGTTTTGCTTTCTTTGAAATAATCTAGCCTGCTTATCTCGGAGTACGGTATGGGATGAATGTGAATAATGACGCTCAAGGGCTACTCTGGCCAGTATTTGACCGTTTCTTTCATCGAGAATCTGAGCTACTTTTGGTACATCTGGACATATGATATCTACAAACTTTGCAATATTACTCGGATGAGAATCGGAATTGGGATTGGTTTCACCAACCTGTGTAATGTAGAAATCTACAACTTTTATACCCAAAACACGGCTCATATCTTCCACATGTGTATTTGACTCTAATGTTAAGTCCAGGGAAAATAGGTTATTTGTTCCATTGACAAAATTAGAATCTATAAGAACATACTGAACCTTTTTAGGTAAGTCTTCCGGAGACATTTCTAATATCACTAAATATTATATTATGATACCCACAATCGCAAAATTCACGATTGGTATGAATACCGCATTGACTATCGTAGTTGCGGTTGATGTATATAAAGGTCATAAGCAATATAAAAAAAAACGTAGTAAGAAATAATATGTATCCTCAAGCAATTTATCAGACGATGACTACTATGGGTCCAACGTACATCGTTAACATTTATAAGTGGTTCAAAATGGCTCTTTGGGATGCTCCCTATCGTATCTGGCTCGACGTTGAATTAGAAAAACTTTCAATAGAAAGGCACCTAAGTGTAGATGACTTAGATGAAAACTAAACATGACTACTCACGTGATACCATTTGGTAGCTCCTTTTTACATTCCGAAGTTCCACTTGGTATTCCAGGATTGGCAACCGACGAACTAAGAATTACTTTTTTACAAGCGACGGATTCTCTCTGTCCAGACATACAACGTAAGATTTGGAAAGAAGTGTTGCATTGTACAGCACCTACAAGTCCTCCCCCAGCTCCAAAGAAAGCATGTCCGGTTATTTACGAACGATCTTCAGTTTCTTTACCCCGAAATTTGTTTCAGCCGATAGTGAAAGTCTGGCCGAACGAATTTTGAATAAGGAGGTCATTAAGACAATAAATGAATGCGGTGAGCTAAGATATATCGAAGTTATCAAACAAGTTGAACAGTCCAAAGAACGTCTCGAGATTCTAGAAGCTAAGTGTCAAAGATTACACTCCTTCGCTACGAGAATAAACCCGCGTAGAAAATTAAAGTTGAAGGTGTTGAGAGATCTGTTGCAGAGAGTCAAAAATGGACAGAATTATGGAGCATCTACAATAATTGTCGATGAATTGTATCAAGAGTACGAGGAACTTGATAGAATTCTGAGAGGTAGTGCATCAAAGTCTTTTACAAATCTGAATAGTGCTTTGTACATGAGTTAATCACCCAATAGATCAATCTCTTTTTCGTAGGTGTGTGAGAGTAGAATAGACTTCAAATCTCGTGTAAATGTAATGTATTTTTTTGGTACGTCTCCCCAAAGTCTCTCATTGGAAACGAATTGATCTATAGCACCATCCTTTAATAATGGCTCTAGAAGAACCCAATTTGGTTCGTTATATCTAATTCTCTTACACCCTCTCGCAAATTTCTTGGAGTATATATACCACGCTGCTATACTCTTATAAATTTGAATGGGTCTCTTTCCCTGTTCTAGACATTTACGGAGAGATGGAACTACGAAAGTGTGAAACTTTGTAAATCCATCCATACAAATGCGATCAAGTTCATCGACGTTGGTGGCACTCGAAAATCGTTTTTCAACCGTATCTACGTATTCGTTAATATCGAATGGTAGATCTATATCAAGTGAAGGTATAATTTCTTCTTTTTGAAGTTTTCTAAAGTGATTTTTATGACCTTCATCATTCATGACTTGATCAAAAGTTGTATATCCGGAAAGTGCTCCAATGTATGCGAGAGATGTGTGACCACCGTTTAACACCCTGATCTTCGTTTCATCGTAGGGTTCTAGATCTTTTGTGATGATAACACCGACTTCTGTCAAGTCTGGAAAATCTGCTGCAAATTTATCTTCAATAACCCATTGTCTATATTCTTCTGTTTGTACAGCTGTATAACCATAACCCGGATATAGATATTCCACATCTTCTCGTAATGTATCTGTTGTTCGAGGTGTAATTCTATCTACCATGGTTGATGGGAACGTAACATTTTCTCTGACCCAATCTGCTAATTCGTGTTGATTCGTTTGATACAAATAAGCTAAAAATTGTGATTCAAGTACAACACCATTTTGTCGAATATTATCACAGCTTATTATTGTTATGGGGGTTTTTCTATTACGAAGGCCACACGCTAAATATTCAAATAAAGGTGATCCGGGTGCATAGCCACTTTCAGTTACCGTTATTGTAATAACATGGACACTGGGTAATGCGAGTAAGTTTTTTGCAATAGTTCTATTTTTTGTCCAATCTATATAGTCGAGATGACTACGAACAAATGCGTAGGTAGAGGGTGTTTTGACAATATAATCATCTATTTCCCTAAATCCCTCATTTCTTAAGTTAACAGCTACTATACCCCATCGAAGGTCTCTAGTTTTATTCATATACTCATCTATGTACATCGCCTGATGCGCTCGATGAAATGCACCATATCCTATATGAACTATTCCCGTCTGACAGTCGGACTTGTTATACATAATTAAACGAAAGACATAAATCCATCGACAAATCGCATGGTCTGATATCCTGTATAATACATGTGCATTGAATATACATTCCCTGTATCTGCGAGTTCATTTTCTATAGTTGTTTTATTAGACTGAAGATTATCGAAATTAAGTATTCCCGATGGATTTACATTCATTGGTCGCATAGCAAATGTGTATGTATAAATGTTCCTGAGTGGTCGGGTGTATCTAGCATCTAACGGTACCTTGTATTTATAGTAATTATAGTTAGCGTCTGTTATATTCGGAAGTTTATTCCCTAACAAATAAAAATAAGCCTTCTTCATTACGTGACTGAAAAATGACTGACCAATATCGAAAAATGGAGATGTTGAGAAGTTGAAACGATTTTGAAAGTAGGCTTGTTCTTGTTGAATATCTATAGTTTGGCGACTTTGTTTTTCATTTTCAAACTCTTCTCTCCTAAAAAACCAGTGGAAAGTTTTTACAGGTATAACCGGTGTTAAATTGTTTTTTATGAAATTTATACCCAAATCTGTTGTAATAGTTGGATGCTTTTTTATAAAATCTGTTACAATCTCCATGGGGTTTGATCTCATGTAAAGTCTTTCTGCATCAGAAACCGTGATTTCCTCTGTAATTATATCAAACTCACTTAAACTTATGGACCGATATGAATCGGTAAAAAATGCTTGATCATGAAACTCGATTTCAAATTCTATTTTTTGTTTGTGAATTGAAGATAATGGAAAGTATGGTCGATTTGGTTCATTGATTTTATATTCATCGTTTGTAAATTTTCTAGAAAAAAAGAATGGTATAGGTATCATTAATTCCGATTCATATCTACTTAGTTCTGAAAACTCGGCATATGGTGATTGATCATATCTTAAATTTCTATTTAATAAATAAGCATTTGTAACTTTTTCAGACATTTCTATGTATAGCTCATCATTAATAATACACCAGTCATCGAATATCTTTTCAACCTCAATTTCATCGACGTACATTGTTATATTTTTAAATATATGTCTCCCAACTTGATCGGCATAATTTGTAAGTAAAGCTACATCATTTACTGTATATGTTTTATTGGTGACACTTTCATATCTTTCAGTTGTAGTTGTATTTATTGTACTTACTACATCATCCACGTCTTTTAATTTATCGAAGTTTGCATTTACAGCACCAAAATCAGGATCATTATTTGGATCAATTGTAAAAGATGTGGGAAGAGAATCCCCAAACAAGAATTTTGATATATATATGACTCCGTCAGAACCAACATTAACATTGGTTCCTGCACTCTGATCTTTGACCGAATAAACAGATGTTGCGGTCCCCGATGCCCCACTGAAGGGTATGGGTGTATTGTCAAGGATCCACGCATAATACATGGGTGAGGGGGTGTTGGTTAGAGCTCCACTAGACACCAACCCGGCTGGATATTTAGAATTAAACGCAGACAAAGCGAAAAATCCTCGACCACATACAGTTATATTTGTCCCTAAATGTCGAGAAGTACTGTATTCCGTATGTACAATGGAGCTCGCCCACGGGTTGCTGCCAAAATATGTCTCCGGATATTTGAAGAGTCGAATAGGCTCGTACCTCCAAGTATCCGTTGTATTAAGTACAAGCGGCTCGTAACCACCCTGTCTAAAAAAATGTAGATTTCCAAATTTAGTATAAGTCCCTGCAGTAGTAGTAAATTCATGGTAAGGTGCCCCCACTGCTACCGATTTTCCAGTTGAGTCCATTGAAATGAACATACCGAACATGTCTTCGTCACTTCTTAATGAAGGTATTACCTGTGGAACTGAGCTTGACCCTGAGCCTGTGGTTGTAGGTAATATACTAGTGATATTTGTATCTTCAACCCATGATTGTGTTGTACTGTCATAGTCATACACCTTTAGTCCGGGTAATTGCCTCAGAGCTGAACCCTGGTTATATTCGACACTCGTGGGCCCTGAGAACGATGAACCTGGAGGAGGTGGTACTGTTTGCGTCGAAGTAGTTACTTCGTAGCCGCTATACGTATCAACTACCATCGAATAATATGATACAGCTAATCTTGTTCCGTCCTTATTTAGTGCGGGTTTAAAAAAAGTTATATCTCTTCTAGTTGATTGTAGTGACTGTATAATAGAAATAACCGAATCTTGTAACCATTCACCATTTGTGTATTTGAAAATTACAATATTATTATTATTTGGTTGTGGTGTATAGTCACCAGACGCTGGAGTGTTCGAAATCTGATAAGATCCAAAATATGTATAAACCATGTTACTATCATAATAACCTGGAAATACTGTTCCACATGCTATGGTTAATCCATCACTACTAATAGCGATATCATGACCAAAATCATAGTATGGTCTTATTACTGATGATGGTGATAATAGTGTAGGTTCAGATGACCACTGCGATGTTTTATGATTATAACTATTCACTAATATTTCGTTATTTTTAGAAGGTTTCTTATATACTGGGAACCAAACGAACCCATGCCTATATCCCGTTACTACGAAATTCGCGCCTAAATTAGCCAAAAGTTGCCCATTGCTCTCTTGAATATAACGAACTGTGTGTTTATATCTTCTAGCTGCAACTATAACGTCACCAAATCCATTACTTTTTAACCTATATTTTTCTCCATTACTTAAACCGTTTTCACTGTATATTTTTAAAATTGCTTCCTTTGCTACATCAGTATAATCAGAGTTCAAACCATAGACTGTACATGTTCGTTCGGTTATATTTGGTACAAAATATTTATATCCCGTTGGTGATACTACCATATTAAAACCAAAAAGCGATTCACTGGATTTATATGGTTCTATATCCACACCGTCTTCAAAATAAATATTATATTGATCGTTAGTTGGTGTGTTAAATGTATCTATAGTAACCGTACTAGGTATAGTTGTATTTGGTTGATACAATATATTACTGGATAATGTAGTACTTGTAACGAAAGGATTAATTGTTATATTTACAGTCGAACTTGAATTTGTCGTTTCTTGGAATGATTCCGGTGAATATGTTTGATTGACCGACGTAAATGTAGAAGTTGTAGGCCCTGTCGTTTCTACTCTCAGAAACTGACTCGTTGTTGTAGGTTCTAATGTTTCTGTAAATTGACCGATTGTATCTATTTTTTTAGAATATGTTATGAGGCCAGGATCATCAGGTACAATATCACTCTCGAGTATCCGATCTCTGGATATAACATTACTAGTTGAAGTGATGGTATCTAAAAATACACTCGATTGTGTTGAAGTTGTAACTTCAACCTCATTTTTGTAATCTATCTCCAGTTTCGGTAATTTTACACTTAACCACATATTACTTAGTAAATCTCCCATATTTTGGGGTTTAAATTCTAATTTGATTTTACTACCAAAAGGCCACCCAGTAGTTTTATTAGGATTTGTAACATTACGAATTCTGTGATATTTGATAAATTCCGAATGCATTTTATCCTTGGGTAGAAATGGCAACTCTTCATCTTTATCAGAAAGTAAGTATGTATCTTGCTTTCCGATAGCTTGTAGTGAAATATTAGATGCCTCACCCATACTTGTATATTAGTACATTTTTTTAATACATCAAATGTGCGAACCCATCTTTTACATCTAGTATATTATAACTCAATGCATACACTTTCAATTTTCTGGGTACAGATGGGACACCTCTGTGTAATTTTACTTTGATTATTTGATTTTTTATATTACTAAAGTTAATCTGTCCATTTGGATACCATTCTTCAGGTTTTAATCCAAAGCTATAGGAATAGAAACGTCTAATAATTTGACATCTTGTGTGATGAATACGTGATTGTACAGCTTTTAAAAATTGGACACTACCCAATTTTCCTGTTAGTATTACTTGATCATCCAATATTAGTTCTAAATTTTTTAGATTTTCATACAGTATGTATGTATCATCAACAAAGTTCAAAGAATTATCATAATCGTACGGTGAAACATTATCACGTTGTATCACAAAACAGAGTTCTTTAACTGGATGTGAAAATGTCATCATAAAATTACCTTCATTTTCATCTATTTTGAAAATATTTTGTTGTATCTGTGTAATTATATATTTTTTATTTAAACACTGTGACATATTAGTTAATACCAACTCCGTTACCATACTCATCTCCAAATCTCCTGTATGTAATGTATCTGTAAGCGGATATTGAGCATTAATATCTGTTACGAGTTTGTCGAAGTTACTCAACTTGAATTCCACTTCAATTAATTGTTTATTTATAGATGATATAGGTAAAGCGAGTTCGGGGTGATTATAAAAATAAAATGGAACATCTACGATAAATTCTTCATTTTTTCCATCTTTCCCTAAATTGTTATGTGAAAGAATTACAGGATCGGATACCTGCTTCGTATTTAACCTGAAAGGGTATTTACCTATCTTTTCTTCGAGACTATGTTGATGTGTTAATGATACGTTGTGCTCTGAATATATTTGTAAATAATCACTTGGAACTTCTTGTATAAGTTGATCACCTATAAAAATTCTAGCGTGTTCAATAATCGCATGTGCGACGGATTCTATGTAACATCTATTTTCTGTAGATATTCCAGGTAAAACCATTTTAAGTGATATTTTAGTTAGAAAATGACCACAGTTTTGTGGGATTGTAAATTTAATCGTTTCACCAAAATCTGGTTCGTTCAAAAGTTTTACTTCTCTCGAAAATATAGAAAAATTAGTATGTTTTTTGTATATTTCGTGAAAGTATGAATACTCCGGGGTTACATCACGTATTTCACCACCTAATTCAAGTTGAACAGTTCCGGCCATTACTATTATATACAACTAAAATCTTAAACCTGATAATCCATCTTTAAACGACAACACATTATAGTTTATTGCATACACTCTATTTTTATGTTTCTGTGAAAAATGTTGATTTGATTGTGTCTCTGTTTGTGTAGTAGTTATTTCGGTTTGGTTTCTAGTTCCCACTTCGGTCGCTGTAGTTCCCGAAATACCGTGTGTTACTAACGTTTGTAGTGAAACGATCTCCTCTACTCGATCTACTGTTTCTGTAAGAACTTCAGTAAATGTATTTGAAGTTATTGTATCTACTACATTTGTTTCAATAATTGTAGATTCGTCAATTGGAACTGTGAATGTAGGAAAATTGAATATTGTACCTATACCATAACTCGGCCCGGTCACTCCAGATGGTGTGACCTCATCTCCAACAAAATTAGTATTGGCATCAAATTCAGTGTCATCTTTTACATACACTTTTCCACCAGTTGTACCATATACATATTTAGAACCATTGTCATTTATTGATACACTTGTCACTAAGTGTGTTGAACTACCATTTATTTCGTGATACCATGTGTCACTTGAATCTATTTGACTCCATATCTCAATACCATTAGTTGCCCCGGATCCTGCTACTATTATTTTTTCTCCATTACCGGACATATCTACAAGTTCTCCGAAATTTTGTACACCATTAGCACTAGTAATTTCATGAATAGTTTCCCACGCTTCATTTATTTTTTGATACACAAAAACTGTACCTTGATTATAATTAGCAGCTCCTACTACAATTTTATCAAAATCTGAATCTGTAGATATACTTCTTCCAAAAGCACTATCAATATCAAGTGTTACATTGGGTGGTAAGGGTAATTCTTCTATCAAAGTCCATGTCGAATGTTTATATTCATATAAATATAGTTTTCCTATAAAATCAAAAACACCGGATTTCATAGAACCATGCATGCTTACACATAATTTATTTCCATCATCACTTAGTTTAACTTGTATTCCATATTCATCGTTCGCATCTTGATCTGGTAAGTCTATAATTGTTGGTGAGTAGGTGCTACCCTGGATGTCGTATATTACAACTTTATTTTTACTATTTGACGGTAAATATGGATGTGTGATTCCAGACGTAGCAAATCTCAATCCAGATTTATTCATAGAGAGGCTAAAACCCAAATGACATACTACCGTCATAGAAGATGGTTGATTAACAAGTATAGGCACTTGCAGATTGAATTCATCACCCCATACACCCATACCAATTCTATCATCATCCCAATTTTCATAATAACGGTGTATATAGAATCTCGATCTGTTGTTAGGACCCGGTTCTATGACATCCGGAGACCATACCATACTTGGAACATATTGAGACATAACTATGATAGAACCATCAAAATTTGTATCAATTTCAATTCTTTCCTTCCCCGTTTCACCACTACCATCACTAGCATTATTGAGTTTGGAAAAATCCATCTCTCTCACGTATCTATACATTTCTTGTATATAGATTGGAGACGTCGAAGAACCCGGTGAGGGGTAATTGTAGGGACCTGTACTTGTTACATATCTCCACGAGTTTATCATTTGTCCTGGGTTGATACCGTTACTAATTCCACGCGGAGACATTATTCTGGAACTATTTCTGGAAATTTTACCTATTTGACCAAATGAAATTCCAAACCCTAATGGACGTGATGTAATATCAAACCCATTTGTAATCCCTGTCGCGTATTTTTTTATAAGACTGTTTTGTCCGATTTTGGTACTTGGAAATACGGAAGATATTACACTACCATTATCACCAGTAGAAATTCTAACTAAATCATCGAGAGATGTCTCTTGGCTCGCATTATTGGCGTTTGTACTAGATGATGGATTACCCGTACTAACTCCTCCGTAATTATTATTATTTGCACTGCTAGATCCAGTTATAGTATCACTCAATTGATCACTCGTCTGTAATGGAGCACCACCAGGTATTCCTAATGTAATAGTGGGTTGTGTTTCCGTTCTTGTTGCGATTGTATCTTCAAATGTAGTTACTTGATTATTTACTAATAACGGCGATGATGTATTTGTAAATGTTTGAAAACTTGTATCAGTATTTGTTGCTATATTTGTTTTGGCTCCAAATACATAATTATTAGATATAACAGGATCACTAAATACACGAACATTGCTGACTTCACTGACTTGACCTTGAACTACACTACTTGTACCTATGGTACTGGATATTAATTGTGAAGTTACAGGTTCATTTGTTGATCTTGTAGTCAATGGTGATTGAGAGTTTGTGACTGTTACTTTTATATTTGATTCTAATCCAATCGTTCTTTTAGTTGTAGTTGTAACTGTAGTAGTGGTAAATACATCTTCTTGTGGAGTAGAAACGGATCTTATATTTGTCACTGGAGTTGTTATAGTTGATGTCTGTCTGTTTATCACCGTGTCTTTGAATGGCGTTTCTTGTAGCGATGTTAATGTATAGGGTATTTCAGATGTTTCATTTTCAACCACTGTTTGAACTGTAGTTGTTGTCACATTTTCTAAAGGTTCTATCTCTAAACTTAACATTTTATGTAAAATTCTGGACATATTTAACTGTCCCGTTGGATAATGTGACATGGGATTTAAGCTAAATGAATGAATCCCAAACATATTTGGACCAAAACGTCGGTCGTTGGTTTCGATTAGACCACCAAACTCACTGGATATTGGGGAATTTATATACTTCTCCAATACTTGATCATAACTGACTTCCTTACCACTTTTTTTGAACAGTGTTTCATTGTTTATTTTGAACTCTATACTTTTTATTGTGTTATATTGATTTGGGTAATTATTTTCTACAGAAACATTCGATTGTGAAACAAAGTACATTTCCTTAACGGGATGTGAAAATTTAAGCAACACATCCTTTTTCAATGTAGTATTATCCATTTCAAATGTGGAAAGTTGCACTTGTGTAATTATTTGATTTATCTCATTGGACATAAAGTAAGCTCTTTCTTCGGGTGAAACATACACGTATTCGGTATCCAATGAAAATCCTGATATATTTCCACCATATGATGTATTATCGAGTATTAGTTCATTAAAATTTCTCAATTTTACCCTAACTTCAACTGAATGTTTCGTCAATGCACAAATGGGGATCGATAAAGATGGATTTCTGTAGAAATAGAATGGTAAATCTAAGAAATATACATAATTAAACCCCAAAGTCAACAAGTCACCATGTCCATTTAAAAAGTATAACCCTTGTCGCGTATCATCTTCTGTATTTCTGAGTTGTTGATACAAATAAATATATTCACCTGTTATCTTTTCCACGATAGTACCTCCTATGATCAATTCTGCATACTCTATGAGATGATACATGAATGAAGGTGACCACGAAGATCCCTGAGGTAACAAAGGTTCTTGGGATAGTTTGATGGTAAAATTTTTGATGAAGTCACCTCTTTCTGTGGGAACTTTACATGTCAAAATCTCTCCATAATCTATTTTACCGGTAAATTGGTTTTCTTTATTTTCAAATGCAAACCTAGTTGGAATTTTAAACCGTGACAAAAAATACGACATACTCGGATTCCCGGTGAGTAATGTATCCTGAACACCGGTGATGGCTAAATTTAGACGACCCGCCATCCTTATAAAGAACACAGGTTAATTTTTTAACATAATTAAACATTTGCTACTTTAAAGTAGCAAGATGGATGACCTTTTATCTGCTATGCAAATCATAGACCGTAATTCAGACAAGTTGAAAGAGGGAGACTATTTACAGCTTTGTAATATTTTGAAGAAAGCGTACAATCAAAGATCGGATCCAGTATATTTTTTCGATTATGAAAACTTTGCTACCCATCCTATAGGCACGTCCGAATATGAACTTCGGTATTTTTATGACTACTATTTCGATCGAGCTCTCAGTTTGGATAGTGACTATCTTCGGGGACAAATTCAGTATCTAAGGAGAGAACTATCTATGTACCAACCTATTCACAGAATTTCTAAAAATATACGTGAAACAGTTTCTAAACATTATGCTTTACTGTACGACGTTAGTATGGAAGATATAGAGTTGGATGGAAGAAAGAAAGAAATACAGTCTCTATGCAAATCATACATTCAAATTGAAAATGACTTTAGACGGAGGTATTGTATAGCCATTGAAAAAAAACTTGATTCTCTTGAACACGCCGATGAACATCTCGATGAAGTATAAATTAAAACCTAAGTTGGTTTGTAGTTTTTATATTTTCCATAAAAATGGAGAATCTTCAAAATCTTATGCGATCTCTCGATGACATTTCCAAAATGATTCCGGAAGGCACCTATTTGGAAATGTGTGACAACTTGAAAGAAATTCACCAAAATTTACCACAACACGAAGACCCTCCCGTTACGGATAATCGTCGCCCTTTACCAGTAAACGTTCCTTTTCAGGTTGTAATGCCAGGTGTCGCTTCTGAAACAGATGAATGGATGCAGAATGAACGCATCATTAGAAGACTCACAATGGATTACAAAATCGCGGAGAAAAGTTTGAGAAAACTGAAGTACATTGGTAATATTACGAAGAAGGTAAGGGAAGATGCTATCCGAGATTACTGTGATGGTGACATAGAATGTGTCGGTGGAGGTGATTGGACATTTTATAACCTTAATGCTGCTACAACGTGGGGTAGTGAAGAAGAAGAAAAAGACCTTTCCAGTAAGGCATACGAACGCACAATTTACGAGAGTTATAAAAGGAGATTCAATCGTACATGTGAGAGATTACGCACAGAGGCGTATGACCTGAAAAGGCATCTGGAGATTGAGATTTCTGATGTGAGAGATCGCCAAAACTATCTCAGAGTTCATTACAATTTGTAATGAACACCTAAGTGATGTAGCTTTAGATTGATAATAAGATGGATCTTTTTCATAAAATAATGGAGCTTGTTGACAAGAACTCGGATAAGATCCCCGAGGGGGACTATCTGGAGCTATGTGACACTATACACGAACTGCGACGACAAGTGAAACCACCTTCATTTC